TCTATCCATGACAGGTGTGCTAGATGATCCCAGTGCTTTAGGTACGCGGGAAAAACTAGCAGCATCAAAAGAAATCCTGGATCGGGTTGGTCTAGTTAAAACTGAGAAGGTTGAAGTAAAAGCTGACAAGTCTGCTGTATTGATTTTACCTCCTTTAAAGTATGACGACGAGGACGATGCCTCAGAATAAAGCCAGACATTTAGATCGTAAACCGATTCCAGCAAGAGGTAGATTACCTTATGGCTATGATATTGTTGGAAAAGAGTACATACCTCATAATCCTACTATGGATAAATTGGAGGTTGCGGTCGAACAAATTAGAGAAGGCAACCAACCTATCCGCAAGGTTGCAGCATGGCTTGAGAATGAAACAGGTAGAAAATTATCGGCAACCAGACTTCATAAGATCGCATGGTCACCCGAAGAACTTGAGACACGTAGAAAGAAGCGGAGACGCGGTTTTACTGCTGAACAAAGACGATTACAAGATCTTAAAGATCAAGAAAGACAAAGCAGAATCAAACATGGAATCGCAGAGCGAAAGCTACAGCGAGCCGTCAAAAAGACAAAACCACATGCTGTCGATACTGGTGTAGACTTTTCAGACCAAGTAGTTCAAGATAGAGAGATTGCTTTTCAGGCCAATCCTGGCCCACAAACAGACTTTCTATCCGCGACAGAACGTGAAGTTTTTTATGGAGGTGCAAGAGGCGGGGGTAAAACTTATTCCCTCTTAGTGGCACCGTTACGGTTTATCCATAACCCAGTGCATCGTGCGCTACTAATTCGTAGATCGATGCCTGAATTAAGAGATGTTATTTTCCAAACTCAACAGATTTATAAGAAGATCGAACCAAAAGCAAAGTTTAAGAGCCAAGAAAATACATGGTACTTTCCAAGTGGAGCACGAGTTGAATTCGGCTATTGTGAAAACCTTCAAGACGTTTTACGTTACCAAGGTCAGTCCTATTCCTGGATTGGTGTGGACGAGTTGCCGCAATATGCTAGCCCGGATGTATGGCATTTTCTTCGTTCGTCCTTACGAACTACTGACCCAAGTCTTCCTTTGCATATGCGTGCGACTGGTAACCCAGGAAATATCGGTTCTGCGTGGGTTAAAAAAATGTTCATCGACCCGGCTGAGGCTGGCACGAAGATTACAGAGAAAGTTGAATATGAGGTTGAGGGGAAGACCCTAACTTCTGAGATCACTCGTAAATTTATTGCGGCTTCTGTTTGGGATAATCCGTACTTAACACAAGATTCTAGTTATATTTCTATGCTGGCTTCTTTGCCAGAGGTAAAAAGAAAACAATTTTTATATGGTGACTGGGATGCAGTTGACGACGGAGCGTTTCCAGACTTTGACAAAGAGACGCATGTGGTACCATCTTTTGAGATTCCTCACGGGTGGACAAAAATCAGATCAGCGGATTTTGGTTACGCGGCACATTCAGGTGTCCTTTGGGGCGCAGTAGACTTTGACGGTTGCCTGTGGATTTACAGAGAGTTGTATGTTAACCGTTTAACTGCTGATAAACTCGGGGAACTTATCCGAGAAACAGAAGCAAGTGACGGTAGGATTCAAGATGCGTTATTAGATAGCTCGTGTTGGGCTAAACGTGGTGATACAGGACCATCTATTGCCGAGGCTCTTAATGCAACCGGGTGTAGGTTTAGACCTTCAGACAGATCTCCAGGTTCTCGTGTCGCGGGAAAGATTGAATTGCACAAAAGATTAGCGGTGGATGAAGACACAGGTGAGCCAGGGATTAGAATCCTAGATAACTGTAGAAATTTAATAAGTCAACTAGCAGCAATTCCTATTGATCCTCGTAATCCAGAAGATGTAGATACTAAATCAGAAGATCACTTATACGACGCTCTGCGATACATGATACAATCTCGACCTTCTAATGTTAGAGTTGCATATGAAAATACACCTAAAAAACGCTGGAAACCTAGCGACAACGTATTTGGATATTAAAACATGGTAGATAAAACTGATATTGTTGTGTTAGATGACGAGGCCGGACTAGACGATTCTTCTTACTATAGTCTTGTAAGTTATATCGAATCACGGTATAATCGCGCCCAAGATCGTCGCTACACAGACGAAGATCGGTGGCTACGAGCATACCGAAACTACCGAGGTTTATACGGTCCTGATGTTCAATTCACCGAGGCGGAAAAGTCTCGTGTATTTATTAAGGTTACCAAGACTAAAGTTTTAGCTGCATATGGTCAGCTTATTGATGTTCTTCTAAGTCAAAACCGATTCCCTTTAAGCATTGAACCGACTACCCTACCCGAAGGTATCGTAGATACTGCTCATGTAGATCCGAAGCAAACCGAAGCAGAGGATTTGGTAGAGAAACAAATTGAAAGTCTTTATGGGTATCCCGGTGACGGTCGAGATCTTCAGCCCGGTGATACCTCAAATTCTTTAAAAGAACGCTTAGGTCCGTTGAAAGAAGATCTAAAAGAACTAGAAGGTTTAGAAGAAGGCCCTGGCGTTACTCCTTCTGCCGTAACTTTCCATCCTGCTCAAGAAGCTGCTAAAAAGATGGAAAAGAAAATTAAAGACCAGTTAGAGGAGTCTTCTGCTACTAAGCATCTTCGTCATACTTGCTTTGAATCAGTTCTGTTTGGAACCGGTATTATGAAAGGCCCGTTTGCTTACGATAAAGAATATGCAAACTGGACAGATACCGGTGAGTATGATCCAATTATTAAAACTGTTCCACGGGTAGAGCATGTATCTGTCTGGGATTTTTATCCTGATCCAGACGCTTACAACATGGAAGAATGTAATTATGTTATCGAGCGTCATCGGTATACACGATCCCAACTACGCGAGTTAAAGAAGCGTCCTTACTTCCGCCCATCAGTTATTGAAGAAGCCGTTAAAGAAGGCGAGAACTACACTCGTGAATGGTGGGAAGATGATCTAAACGATAACCAGATCAGTTCTGAGTTTGGTTCAGAGAATTCCGTGACAGGTAGCGGCGGCGTAGATCGTTTTGAAGTATTAGAATTTTGGGGTACCATTGATCGCAAGGTGGCTGAGTCACAAGATATCGAGATACCAAAAGAGTATGAAGATACTGATGAACTACAGATTAACTGTTGGATTTGTAATGGTAAGGTACTACGCTTTGTAATTAACCCCTTCACACCTGCACGTATTCCTTATGTCGCATCGCCGTACGAGTTAAATCCTTACAGTTTCTTTGGTATCGGTCTTGCTGAAAATATGGATGATACTCAGACTCTTATGAATGGTTTTATGCGTATGGCCGTGGATAACGCGGTTCTATCTGGAAACCTCCTTATTGAAGTAGATGAAACTAATCTAGCACCAGGACAGGACTTAAATGTTTACCCTGGTAAGGTATTCCGTCGTCAAGGGGGCGCTCCTGGACAGGCTATCTTCGGTACAAAATTTCCTAACGTCTCCTCTGAAAATATGTTATTATTCGACAAGGCTCGGGTTCTAGCTGACGAGTCATCTGGTTTGCCTTCGTACTCATATGGTCAGACAGGCGTGATGGGTACCGGTCGTACTGCTTCAGGTATCTCCATGCTAATGGGGGCAGCTAGTAACTCTATTCGCACTGTTGTTAAAAATATTGACGATTATTTATTACGTCCGTTAGGTGAAGCTTTATACGCTTGGAATATGCAGTTTGATTTTGATCCTGAGATTAAAGGGGATCTGGAAGTTAAAGCACGAGGCACAGAAAGCTTTATGCAGAACGAGGTACGTTCTCAGCGGCTTATTAGCTTCCTACAGATTGCTAGTAACCCTGTTCTTGCTCCTTTTGCGAAGTTCCCTTACATTATGCGCGAGATTGCAGCGACTATGGATCTCGATATGGATAAGGTCACAAACAACCCCGAAGAAGCCTTTCGGCAAGCCCTGCTGCTTCAACAGATGCAGAAGCAAGCTATGGAAGACGCTCCTGCCCAACAATCTCAGGTAGCTGTTGGGCAAGACGCTATGGGTACTGGAGGGGGAACAATCGGTGTAGGACAAGCACCGGTACCTGGAGAAGAAGGAGCACCTACTGGAGGTGGCCCAACTCAAGCCCCGGCACAACAAGAAGCACCACAACAACAAGGTCTGACAGACGAGCAAATCGCTCAGTTCATTCAACAAAACTTAGCGGGGTAATATGGCAGACTCAAATCTTTTAACCCGTGCATTTGCTACATCCGTAAAAAAAGAACTTGACAAATTAACAAATCGGGTGTATAATATAGAGAAAGTTACAGATAACAATCTTGATCGGATTATCAAGCATAAACCAATACCGTTACAACCGATCAATGTTAGTGTAGACTTAGATAAAATATCCGACTCTATTAAAGAGTTAGAGCATACTACTACCGTAAATATCCCGGATAATTCTGAACAGTTATTAGAAATTGCTCAAGCAGTTTTAGGTTTAGAAACGTCTACGGATCTTGCGCCTATCGTTGAAGCCATTAAAGAATTAAATTTAACGGTACCAGACAACGCAAAACAACTAGAGTCGCTGTCTCAAGCAATTCAAAGTATCGAAATGTCTCTAGATATCACTCCGATTGTAGAGGCTTTAGAAAAAAACACAGAAGAGTTATACGCACTAAGAACGCACACGAATGCTTTAATTGAAGGTATAGATTCTTTGTACAGTGCTATCACCGCAGAAAAAACTGTGGTGTATGATGATAACGGCAGAATTACTAGCGTTAAAGTGGAGAACAATTAATGGCTATTGCTGACGACTTTTCTGTTTCTCGATTGCAGAAACATGATCACGGAGGTTCGGGTAGATGGCTCTGATTACTGATCCTGATAACCTTAACCAGGGCATTGAAATCACGATTGATACGAGCGCGAAAACCATCGCGCTTGCGGTTGCGGGGAATCTTTCAAACGACGGTGTGACTGGTCAGGCTCTCTACTCGTTTCTTAAGGAGGAATGGAAAAATGACTCCAGCCTAATCGCGTACCCGTTCCCGATGGTGTCAATCACGCCGGAACAGTTTGAATTTATTGAGGATTGGGTTCCGGCAAACGACACAACACGCAATTTAATTCGGTCAGCAGGTTGGCGAGAGATTACAGCGGCTGACGCGGTCGAGCGCGAGTATATGGGTATCATCTCGTTGGGTACTATTGATGGTGCTGATACTCCTTATTACGCCTTTAGCAGTGATAGCGCCAAGACCGACTTTGACTTCGCGGGCACGATCAATCAGGCAATTCAGACGTTCGGTGACGCAAGCAACGGCAACTTTGATAAGCGGTCAGATACGCTTACGGTTTACATTCGCGCTCAAGGTAA